AGACGAGCCGCAGATCGACCAACCGCCCGTCATGCTCCAGCCGGATCGCGTCGGCCGGATCGAGGGCGAGACGCGAGGGCGGCAGACGGAAGGCCGCAGTCTCGCGACCCACCCACGCCTCCACCAGCGCGCGGCGGCAGCGCCGCTCGGCCTCCTCGGGCGGCACGGCCATCGGGAAGGACTCGGAGGCGATCCGCGCCGTGTCCACGGTGATGCGCTGCGTCTCGACCTGTGCGGCGTCATAATCCTCGTCGGCGCGGGCGACCTGCCATTTGAGCGCCTGCGGCAGCTCGGTCTCCTGGGCCCGGGTCAGCTCCAGCACCTCGCCGCCGCCCGCTTCCGCAACGACCAGATTGTGGGGCGCAATGCTCGCCACCGCCGCGCGCCCGCGCATGACAAAGCGGATCACGCCCTCGGTCTTGACGGCATCAAAGCCGAAATGCCGTGTGAGCGTGGTGATCGAGGCCCGCGGGCTTTCCAGCGCGGTGATGGCGTAGCCTTCGACAGCGCCCCAGAGACCGGAAACGTCGATGCGGGACTTGGGCAGCCCGGCGCGCAGGCAGAGGTGCCGCACGAGCGCCGCCAGCGACACCGCCCCCAGCCGCCCGGTCAGCCAGTGGCCGAGCCGCCAGTTCGCACCATCGGTCCAGACATCGGTCAGCGCGGGGAAGAACGGGTGCGGCCACGCGTCCCAGGTCCAGGCGGCGCATTCGGGGACATGGACCATCCGGCCGCCATAGACGGTCGAGGTCGGATTGTTCGCGGCGTCGTTCCACCAGAGATACGTCGCCTCCAGATAGGCCCGCTGGATCGCGTCATCGCGCCAGCCGCGCGAGAAATACGGCAAGAAGCTCTCGGACGACTTTGGGTCGAAGAAGACGTTGGGCTGGTTGGTGCCCTGGTCGATGGCGGGGCAGCCGAGCTCGGTGAACCAGACGGGCTTCGATTGCGGCACCCATGCGGTCGGCGTCCCACTCTCCACCCCGCCCGGGCGGTCGTAATGCGGGTTCGACCACCAGGCGCGCAGATCCTTGTAGCGGAAGACCCATGGCTTGCCGTGGGTGCCATCCGTGATCGGCGTGCGCACCTGCGCGGTGCGATCGATGGCACTGGCATAGAACCAGTCGAAGCCTTCGCCGCCGGCGATGTTCGTCTGCAGATAGGCGCGGTCGTAGATCGCGGGCCAGCCCTCGGCGGCATCCGCATGCTCGAACCCATCCCGCCAGTCCGACAGCGGCATGTAGTTGTCGATGCCGACGAAATCGATCTCCGGGTCCGCCCAGAGCGGATCGAGGTGGAAGAACACATCGCCACTGCCGTCGCCCGGCTGGTGCCCGAAATACTCGCTCCAGTCCGCCGCATAGCCAATCTTCGTCCCCGACCCGAGGATCGAGCGCACATCCGCGAGCAGATCGCGATATGCCTGCACCGCCGGATAGGCGGATGCTCCCGACCGGATCGTCGTCAGCCCCGGCATCTCGGTCCCGATGAGGAAGGCGTCCACCCCGCCCGCCGCCGCGCAGAGATGGGCGTAGTGCAGCACCATGCGGCGCAGGCCCCAGTCGCCTGATGGCCCGGTCCACGAAACCGACTGACCCGAGACGCTGAAGCTCGCAGGCGTGGCCGCGCCGAACAGCGCCGCGACCTGGCTTGCGGCCGTGTCGGTCTTGTCGACCGATCCCGCGAATCCAGCCGCGGGTGAACAGGTGATCCGGCCCCGCCAGGGGAACGCGGGCTGGCCTGTCTCGGCGGCGTTGTGGGAATACGGGTTCGGCAGCGTGTTGCCGGGCGGCACGTCCATCAGGATGAACGGGTAGAAGGTGACGCGCAGCCCGCGCGTCTTCATCTCCTGGATCGCCTGCACCACCGCGAAGTCGGATGGCGTGCCGCCATAGACCGGGCGGTCGTCGCCATTGTCGCTCGGACCAATGGCGCTCCAATGGCGACCGTCGCGGCTGACGAGGAAGGCGGCGGCGCGGCTGACGCCGTTCACCGACCAGCTGGCGGGCGTGGTCGACTTGGCCGAGACCTCGACACCTGGCCGCACCTTGCAGGATCCCGCGCGCAGATCGTCGCCAAACCAGGCGACGACGAGGCTGACGCTCTCGACCGCCGGGGCCATCGCCTGCAGCCGGTCGAGCGCCTCCACCATGTCGGTGGAGTCGGCCAGCGCGTTCAGGTTCTCGGGCACCGTCGCGCCGCCATCGGTCTTGCGGATGGCCTGCGTCGCGTAGGTGAACTCGCCGGAGGCCGGGATCAGGGTGACGGCGCGGATCAGTCCCTCGGCGGTGTCGGGGTCGGCCAGCGGCCGGAACACCTCGAAGGAGAGCTGCGGCAACCGGTTGCCATAGGTCGAGAGCGCCAGTTCTTCGAAGACCACATAGGCGGTGCCGCGATAGGCGGGCGTGCTGGCGGCACCCATCCTTGACCCGATGAACGGATCAGCGGTTTGGGTCTCGTCGCCCGGATACCAGCGCCAGGTGACGCCGGAGAGGTCCATCGGCTTGCCGTCGGCCCAGATGCGCCCGATGCCGGTGATCGGGCCCTCGCAGAGCGCGACCGCGAAGCTCGCATAGTACAGATACTCGGTGGTCTTGACCTTGCCGCCCCCGCCGCCCTTGCCGCCGCCCTGCGTGGTGGTCTTCGTCTCCTCGCGGAAGTCCGTAGCCCAGATGATGTTGCCGCCCATGCGCATGCGGCCGTAGAGCCGCGGGATCACAGCACCTTCGGTCGCGGAGGTGATGCGCAGCGTGTCGAGCCGCGCGCCCTCGATGCGCTGCGTCGGCGCCAGCGACGAGACGATGAAGCTGTCGACCACCGAGCCGAGGGTGGAGCCGACAAAGCCGCCGATGGTCGCGGCGCTGACGCCGAGGATCGCGCCGCCGATCGAACCGCCAATGGCGGCGCCTGCGGCGCCGAGAACGAGGGTGGCCATGTCGGGGTCTCAGCGTTGCGGGAACAGGAAGGCGAAGGCGATGCGCCGCCGCCAGGAGGGGGTGAGCGGTTCCTCGATCACGCCGAGCCGCTCGTAGGCGTGGAGGAAGGTTTCGGGCCCGGTGAGAATCCCGACATGCTTAGCGATGGCGCGGGGCTTCATGCGGAACAGGACCAGCGCGCCCGGACCGGCCTCTGTAGGCGACACCTCGATCATCATGCGCCGCGCGCCCTCGGCCAGCACCTCGCGCGGTCCGGTCTCGCCCCAGTCGCGGCTGTAAGGCGGGATCGGGAACGGCTCGGGGCCGACGACCTCGCGCCAGACCCCTCGGGCGAGACCAAGGCAGTCGCAGCCGACGCCGCGCAGGCTGGCCTGGTCGTGGTAAGGCGTGCCGAGCCAGGAACGCGCAATGGCGACAACGCGGTTGGGATCGGCGGTGGTCACAGCACGGACCCCTCGTGCCCGCCATCCTTGGTGGCGTAGCGGAGGACGGCGTCCTGGCCGGGGATGTGCGGGAAGCCGCGGAAGTTGGCGGTGTTGGCGAACTTCGCGCCACAGGTCTCCATCCGCTTGTCGCAGCCCGCGCGGATGGTGAAGGCGTCGCTCTCGGCGATGGCACGGACCGGCGCCTCGAGCAGGGTCAGCACAGCGATGCCGTCCGTGACGTCATGGCCCAGCACCTCGGTGCGCCGCCCGGCGTTCGCGCCGCTCGTCCAGTCCAGCGTGCCGAAGGTGAACCAGCCGGAGTCAAACCCGCCCAGCCCCGAGGCGGTGAAGGCTCGGTCGCGCAGCAGATCGATGACGGCGCCCGTGCCGTTGAAGACGGGGTCATCCACATCGACGCCACAGCGCGCATCGCCAAGCGCGGCGTCGCAGGTGGCCTGGAAGGTCCGCCCGACTGTCTGGCCGAGGACATGGGCGAGCGAGCGCACCTCGGCCACGAAGGCCAGCCGCCCGCGCCGGATCTGGCCGATGGCGCCGCGGCGCATCAGCACGCGCTGGCCGGTATCGGCCCAGTTCACCCGCCAGACCTCGACCTCCGCATTGTCCCAGCGGCCGTCGAGGATGTCGGTCTCAGTGATGCGGTCGGAGGTCAGCACGCCTGTCGCGTCCTGCGCATCGACCGACAGATCCGAGCCCGAGCGCACCTCGGAGGCGGTCAGCCCGCTTTCCGGCTCGAAGTCGGTCCCGTCGAAGCTCAGCGTCCGATCATGATCGGTGAAACCGAAGGTGACGCCGTCGGCGCGGGCGATCCGCCAGCACCAGGCGAGCGTCGTCGTGCCCTCGTCGAGATGGGCTTGCAGCGCGGGTGAGAGGGATTTCATCGGCAGGTTCCCGTCATGCGGTCATCGAGATCGGCGATCCAGTCCGCCCAGTCCGGGGGCACGGCTGCGACGGTCTCGGCAGCCGGCCGGGCGAGCCTCGCCTCGGCATAGGAGGCACAGCCCGCGTCACCAG